AGATTGTTCCGAATCATAGTATCGGATTACTTCAAGTTGTGAGTTAAGGTCTTGTTCATAACCTTCTTTGCCAAGCAAAGCAATTTCATACTCAGGGAAATTCGCTACTAGTTCGCCAATCGGCATATAGTAACGTTTTGCAAAGGCTACGCATCGCCCATAGCGGTCAAACTCTGNNAAGCGCCCACTGGGTTTTCTATACGGATACGTGGTAGCCCCGCTTCTTCGTCCAATTCTACTAGGAATGGAACGAAACCAAATGTGATGTACATATCTGCGCCCGTGTACATCTGTACTTGTAAATCAGAATGAGCAAAATAATTAGCGGCAATACGAGTACGCTTATCAGCGAAAGACCGAGCGCGGTCAGAAGCCTGATTTGCCGCCGAACAGTTAACGGCTGGTAGTGGTGCCATAACTTCGGATAAATCACGGGCAACAATGTCAATAAAATTTGCCACGACATTTGCATCTACACCTTCAGGAAAAAAGTCAGGATAAACAGAAGCAATCTGTCCTTTACGTACAGCAAGTACATCTTGCTGCCGTGCATCACGTTCAGAAGCACGATAACGTAAGTTATCTACACGTGCTGAAATTTGGTCTATTGATAACATATTATCCTTACTTTATTTGGTCTAAACCTGGACTAAAACCAAGACCAGGTATTCCACCACTAAGCCCTCCACGGGGCGGAGTGTTTTTGCCTACTACAGATTGCGTAGCCCGTGCTGCCCTACGCGCTTCTTCTTCTATAATTATTTTTATTGATTTGCGTTCATTAGGTGAAAGTTCTCGGTATGCTTTTTGAAACAAACGTTCAGCATACGCTTCAGCCTTTGCTGATGTAGGACTTGCTTTACCTATTGCTTCTGCTGGTTTTCTTACTCTTGGATTAACATCAGCAGCCTTGCTTTGTCTTTCCCAATCACGCATAGCCTCTAAACGTAAACGCATTTCTTCTTCTGCTGCTTTGCGGTCAATATTTGCACGTGCTTCTGGACTAATGCCAGTTATTTTTTCATAACTACCTTTAGGTGTTTGTTTGAAAAGATTTATATCTGCACCTTTAGGAAAATCAATTTTAACTCCAGCATCTTTTGCTACCTGTGTTATCTGTGCTGGAGATAAATAAATAGTTTGACCTTTGTAGGTTACTGCTCTGTAGCCAGTTGATTGTAATTCCTGTCGTGTAGGAATTGCCTTAGAAAGAACAGTAGGTTGCCGTACTGGTGTAGAGGCTGGTGATTTAGATAGTTCTTTCCAAAGAACTTCTTTAGCCTTTGAAACGCTAATACCACGGTCACGGGATATAGCCTTAACAATCTTATCCATTTGTGCTGCAGTAAGTTTTTTAGGGTCTTGTTTTATGAATAATGGTTGGACTTTAGTTGCTTGTCGTTTATTGGCTTCTACTTCTGCTTGTGTAAGTTTAGGATTGCGTTTATTGGCACCCTTACCGCTTTTGCCCGTAGGGCTTTGCGACATCTCTCTAATTACATCCCGAACGTCTTTACTTAGACGTGGAGTAATTTTCTTGGGTGACTTAGCCATTGTTCCTATCCGTAGGTCTCTTGCCATTGCTCCGCAAAGGCATCGTCCAAATTAATTGTTATCCGTCTTTCTTTTTGTGCTCGTGTAGCCCAACGGTTATGTGCCCATTTTTGTATGTTAGAGTTTTGTTGCATAAACTCTCTACAGCGAATAACACCAAACCACATAGCCATCACACAGTCAGTCTTGCCTCTGGTGTCAGGTTTCCAGGTTATTAGTTGTTGAACTAAAGCCTTAAGTCCTTCAGAACCTTCAGTGCTAGGGAGTTCAATGATGTTGTTTTTTTGGAACTTTCCTTCTCGTGTAGTCCCAAAGAGTGTTGACATAGATGCAACTCCGAAGTTTGTGTCCCACTTGTTCTTTCCTGTAAAGTGAGCATTAAGCCGTACGCCGTAAGAAGCAAGCCAGTTTCGTAAGTCTTCGTCAAGTGAGTAGGCTTTTTGGTGTGCGTTGATTTCAACTCGGAACTCTTGCGGTTTATAAACTTGCGTAAATACTTCAAAGGCTTCCCTAATCTTTTGCGGTGTTGGCTCAGACATATTTAGACAATCTAAAACATAAATCTTGCCATCGGCTTTGTTATAGGTCATTACAACAAAAGCAGCATTACCAGCCATAGCAGGGTCAAAACCAATTACCGTATAACCTTCTATACGCTGTGGATGTCCAGCAGTACCTGACTTTAATACACCACGTTTGCGCATTCCATTAATAGAACCTTGAACAAGTTCAACAGGAAAAATGGAATCTTCAGTTACATCTTCTTGCTGATATACCAACGCCCAGGTGGACGGGGTTACTTCACTTCTACGACGCGCTAGCGTCGGTCCGTCCCATTTCGGGAAGAGCCCTTGCTCGTCAGGTATCTCATCATCGCCATCCCACGGAGTGTCCGACTTCTCCCAAAGAGTTTTCCAGTCTTTTGGTTTATCCGCATACTCCAGCACGGCAGGCATACCCATGTAAGTGAACGGGCTCTTACCGCCCGACCAATGCTTCGGGTCTCTGAGTTCTTTATAAAAGTCTGTCGGCGCAATTCGTGTCCCAACTACTAGCAACTTACCATTTTTGCCAAGACGGGTAATAACTTCTTTTTGTAGCCAGTTAATCTGCTTCTCATACTCGTGAGCGTTAGCAGTAGTAATACAGTCGTCCAAAATAATTAAGTCGGCACGGGCACCGTAGATTTGACCCCCCATACCAAGTGCCTGAATCGTCGGGTCCTTCTCAGATGAATTACGGGCATCGCTTCCCAAATAGACGGTGTCAACACGCCAGGTATCGGAATCTTCTTTCCAACCCCCTTCTGGTCCAAATGTTGTCTGCAACTTCAACCAGCGCGGGTGGGATAACCTTTGTTTAATGGCATACACGAACTCACGTGCTTTGACCAACGTCTTAGAAACTACGATGATTCTAACATTGGGATTTAAGGCAATGCGATAGGTAGAGTAGTTCACCGTGATAACGGTGGACTTAGCGTGCTCAGGCGGCACATTTACAAGAAGGCGGTTAGGGTCGCCTTTCTCATAAATCATATTTTGGTGGAGCCAACTAGGCTCCCGTCCCTCTAATAAGTCAATCCAGTCCTGATGGTGAGGAAAGACTTTTTGCTCTAAAAACATCTCAGAGAACTGTGGAAAACTTATATCTTCACGGGCTATTCCCAAAGCAGTCAAGGAACGCTCTTTGGCGTCTTCCTTTGCCTGTGTCAGGTCAGCGGCAAACTTCTTATCCCGCATCATCCAGATTCGGATAGTGTCAGGTTGCTTGCCAGCCTCAGCCATCGCCTTATGAGGCGCCCAACCTTCAGAGACAAGGGCTATTACTTTAGCCTTTGCGGCTGCCATAGCCTCTGCCCTAGGGTTGGCTTTACCTTTCTGAAAAGTCACAGAACTGTCCCATCTGTATAGATACTGTCAGTTAGTACAGACAGTTAGAAACAGACAGTAGATACAGTCTGTAACGCAAGGTCCTAAAGACCTTGCTACTGGACGGGACTATAAATAGTCCCTACTATCTATTAATCCGTTCAAACAGCCCAAACGAACGCTTTTGCAGCAAAGTGTAATGTAACTCACAGAATAGACTATTTAAAATAGGACAAACTAGGACAGTAGCAGGGGTGCTATCTTTGTACGGGAAAATCTTTCTGGTAGTTACTCATACATATCCACCACAGAATTAAACAGTCTGGGGTCATCTAGACCCCATCCTGTTTGGCTGTCGCCGTACAGATACAGTCCGTCAGTATGCTGGCTGACATACAGCCTGCCTCGCTTAAAAAACCTACTTTACTGGGCGCTCGGCTAATAATAAATCTATCTCTGGCTGGTCGGTATAGCGCCTATCGGCGCAGGTCTGAATGGTAGATATAGAAAGTATCTATATCGGAAAGGAACCTATGTCAGACCCGCTAGGCATCACCATCCAATCTATGTGCTATCAATGCCAAGCGCTAGTAGAACTCTGTCCTGACTGCCTTGAAGCCAAGGACGCCAGAGACATAGAACTGGCTCATCAGATAGTTGATGAGTCAGACGGCAACTACATCAGCACCTTTGCTGGCACAGTCCTCAAGGCTGTACCTAGCAGAACAGTAGCCAATGGTGGCTCTGTCGCTGAGTTCAATCCGCTCAGTATCATCCGTGACCTACCTTCTGGTCACGACTGGACTGAACGAGAAGGTGAGTTGCTAGAACCAATCAGTATGCTCATTGACCGAATCTACGACGTAGAAACCTCGGTCACAGTCACCCGCAATGAAACCATCTGCCAAGACTGCCGTTATACACACAACAAGGCTATTGCCTGCCCCAACTGTAACTAACCAAACGGGGACCCCCGTCAGGGTGACGGGGGATTCCCCGCCAATAAATAAGGAGATAACCGCAATGACAACAGCAAATCAGTTCAAGTTCAACAACGCACTACTCAAGAATGTGAAGGAACGCAAAGACTTCCTCACAGCAACTATCCGCTCCAGCCAAACGGAGTTTCAACCAGATGGCACAATGCGCAGTCGCTTCGTTGCTTCTCGCCAAATCACCATCTATGACCCAACCTTGGTAGCACTTATCAAAACTGCTCTCAAGGATAACGCTGAATTCCCAGTTAACTGCTCTGGCTATATGACCAGCACAGTTCGCGGTGAAGGCGATAACGCTATCTGGTATGACAACCAAGTAGTCACCGAACTAGAACTCATCTAGTTCAACCAGCAGGGGCAGGGGCTTCGGTCCCTGTCCCTGCTTTCCTTTACAGACCACCAGCCGAGTACCCGCGGGAGATAAGCGAGCCTAAACTATGTATATATCTAACCTTGACATCATTGCTATCTGTCTGGCACTAGTCGCACAGATGACTATGAGTTTCGTTCTAATTATATCAGCACGCCATTGGCGTAAGCAGTACCGTGATACCGCACGCCTATTAAAACAAGAACGCTCAGCCAGAGCATACTGGCAAGAACACAAGGAGACAGTAATATGATGACTGTATTCGCAACCAGACGCTGCCCAGTCTGCTACAAGACAGGCACAGTAATGGTAGATGAAAAAGAACTATTCACCTATCTCCGCGGTGAGTATGTACAAACCGCATTCAAATCATTGACAGTTCCACTACGAGAGCAGATAATTAGCGGAGTCCACCCAGCCTGCTGGGAATCTGTATTCGGACAAGAAGTTGAGGAGACTTACAATGACTAGTAAATACTTTGAAGCAGAATGTACCAAGTGTGGCTGGGCACTAGTAGTTCCAGTCTATGACAAGAACGATGAGGACTATTACCTATGCCAAACCTGTGCCTTCAGTAAAATGGGAGTCTAAAGTGTGGCTATTAGAATCTAGTGGCAACCTAAAAGG